AACCATATGGCCGGAATCTTCGACTTTGGAAATCAGCCCGCCGGTTCCAAGCAAAGTGTCATATGTAATACCACCGGAAATGTTATTGCCTGCGTTGCGGGCGCGGGTAACAATATCGGTCTGCCATTCGGATGGGCGGTTCAAGCCAAACAAAATAGCTTGGTCGATTCGCTGGCCCATAGCCTCATTGACTCGCGGCGTGACTTCGCCCAAAATGTCATAGCTGGAATCGGAGACGACCGCCTCCGGGATAGGGACGATAACAGCCAGTTCGGCAGCGGTCATATACACGTTGTCCCATGCCTGCTCGGAGGTCTGCTTGAATCCGGTATCACCGTTAACCCAGTAGGCCATTGGCAGCATATCCAGTACCGGAATTTTGGTCTGCTTGCTTGTCATGTTCGGAAGCTGTCGCATAAGGGGAAGTACAGCGGACTGCTTCGGAACGTCCTGAAAAATCGTACTTACCAACTGCTCCTGAATAAGGGCAGTGGCCTGTTCTCTTGTAATTGCCATAAAAATTACTCCTTACTGCCGCCGAATGCTTCACGCAGGGCGGCATTTGCTTTGTCTTTGTCGGTGAGTGCTCCTGTGCTGGGACCGGGGGTAGCTGCACTAAACTGCGGCGGCTTTTCCTCGGAGTCGAACAAAAATCCATAATCCTTTTTTACGGATTCCAACTGCTCTTTCAGGCCAAGAATGCTATCCCCGTCCAGTTTCAGCACATCTGTTTTTAGGTGCGCCTTTACGCCGGTCACATCCTTTGCTTTTGCACCTTTCAGCGCGTCATTCAGGGCATAATCAAACTTAATTGCCTCAACCTGTTTCTGTGCATCTGTGGCGGCTGTATCCGCTTTTGTTTTCCACTCAGGGTCATAACCGGTCAGTTTTGTGTTTGCTGTATCCAGCTGTGCCTTGTAATTGTCGCGCTCGGCTGAAACAGCGGCATTTGTACTCTGCAATTTTGTAATGTCTCTGCCATGCATAGCAAAAATTTTGTCGGCCTGTTCTTCCGTAAGGCCGAGTGCTGTCAGTTCTTCTTTTTTCATATTTCCTCCTGTGCCTAAGCGTTTTAGGTGGTTGCCATCACCCGACACCCTGCGTTTTTAGCCCGGCAGGTGGGGCAAATATACGAAAAATGGTATAAAAAATAAGCCTTTTAATGTCCTGCCCAGGACGAGATAGCAGTTACCCTAATTGTTTTAAAAGTAGCATTTTTAAATCTAAAATAGCTGATTTTGGGCCCGGAATAGCAAATCATTTCTGTGCTTGAAATTGGTTTATGTGTCATTCAGTCCTCCTTGCCGCCCATGCAGCTTTTGTCGCCTGACTGTGCGAATAGCCGAGCACTTGTTCGCGCTCATCCTGCCGCAACAGCCCGGTTTCTTTGCAGAAATCATTCAGCTTTTCGCGCTGCGCTTTCAACTTTGAGGCGGCAGAAGCAAAATCTTCGCGTTGCCCGGCGGCATCGTAGGCGGTCATTTCGCGTTTAGTCGCTCGAATTTTTCGTTCCATGCTGCGCTGTATCTGCGTTGCATCGTAATAGCTGTATTCATCGCCGTCATAGCTGATTTTTGCATTGTTTTTGCGGTTGATAGCGTCACGCGGATATGCCGAAGAAGAAAGCCCCTCAAAATACGGGAAAAAATTATGCCGGCAGTTCCATCCACATAGCCCCGCACCGGTTCCGTATCCGGTAGCACTCTCAAAGTCGTCATAATCGCCATTTCTGCCGGAACGGCTGAATACCCGCCCCTGCCAAATAGCATGTGTAGGCCGTGCACCCGAATGCGCTGTTGTTTCGACCAAATCACACTCCATATCGTCCGCGTGCATAAGCGATATTTCAGCGGCAGTCTGGTTTACGCCAGTCAGCCCTGCACGTCTGATTGCAACATCCAATTTGTCAACATGCCCGGATGGATAGGACACTGTGCATCCTGCTTCTGCTGCCTGCTTGACCGCCATTCGGAACGCGGTATTGTAATCGAACGCACCGCTGCTTACCTGCATTTCGACTTGCGTCGCTGCTTGTATGTATGCTGCTTGTGCACTGCTGGCAGTCGTCATAGTTAAGTTTTGCAAGTCCCCAGCAGTTTTACTAACTGCCGCTTTTAACCGCTCGTATGCGGCAGGGGACAATTTAACGGATGGGCTCTTCCCAGCAGCAATATAAATGCGATTGTCGCCGGTTATGCAGGCCGTTGCGGCATCCTCAAACATTGCCCGGACTTGTTTTGCGGACAGTCCAGATAGTTTTGACACCCGCTGCACAACGTCTGCATACAGCAAACCGGACTGCTGCACAATAGACGCCTGATACGCTGCTGTATCGGTCATATAACCGGTTTTCAGCAACCGTCTGGCGATATCAGCAACAATTCGGTTTTCCAACTCGCTATACAAATCAACAACGTCGTCTGTGCAGTGGTCTAAGTAGTCAGGGGTTAGCATGGTTTACACCACCATCCATAAACGGGTCTGCCTGCGCCTGCTGTGTTTCGCTTGCAATTTCCTTTGCATCGTCCTCCGTGTAGTTTTCAAATTCCATTAAATATCGCCACATTGGGAATTTGCCTGCAACCACGTATTGCCAAAACATTTGTTTTCGCTGGCTTGGCTCATTAACGATTGAGTCGTCCCAGTCATATGCTGTCTGATACGTTCCCTGCGGCGCTAAATTGTACAGCGTGGCAAGTTTATCCATGCTGTAAATTAAATCGTCCAGAGCGTTTTGAAGCGTTTTCTGGATATCCTTAACAGTGCAATAGCTGCGTTGCTTGCTTGCATTGACTTCCGTCGCTGTCTTTGCCACGTCCTGCGGGTCTGACAGTGTGCCATAAGCAAGTCCGCACTGCATTTCAACTTGCCTAAGCATGGTGTTCATGCCGCGTGCAAGACTTTCGTCCCGCAATGCGGGGGCAAATATCTCATAAAACGATTGGTCTTGCGCACGAACATCATGCCCGCGGTACAATCGTTTATCGCGTTCCGGCATAACGAAGGTGCCATCCGAATTATTGTGCAGCAGGTCGGCAGCAACATCCAGCGCCATTTCACCGCCCTGATACTCCCAAAGATATCGGCCATATTGCACATCAAAATCATGTATAGTTTCGATTGCATCCGCATAAACGGATGTGCCGAGTGGGGAATGTCTGTCCTGCCGGTTCGCCTGCGGAACCCTAAAATAAGCGAATAGCGGCCGGTCAACATTAGAAATCTGTGCTCTTGGTGAAATTTGCGTCCATTCCGGAACTGCGGAAAGTTCAATCGGTGTACCAATGGAATCCGGAGAATGACTTAGAAAAGCCCTGTTTTCAATCACGTGAACCCCGTTTTGATATTCATGATGTTCTGCGCGGGTAAAAATATTGCTCTTGCGCCGAATCTGCTCAACAAAAATGCATCCGGTCATGCGTCCAGATGCGTCGAATGAAGTAGGGAAGAAGTCGTCACCCTGCACAGCGTCAATCACAATTTTGTTGTCCTGCACATAGGGCTTAAATACAATCCCGCCCAGTGCGCAACCGAGTTCAATATAAGCACGAATATGGTCGAGTAGATTGTCAATTTGCTCCTGTAAGTAATCAGCGCGAGGTGAACCTGTAATGCTGATTTCCATTTCAATCGTGACTAACCGTGCAAACTCCGATGCAACAATGGACGGAAGTTTACAACTATGCAGGCCGGATTTGGCGTTGCACCATGGGCCGCCATCCTCATACATCCGCGCCCACAAGTCAATGGCGCTGCTCATTTTTTCCGATAGCGCTATGTCCTGCGCATTGCCCGCATCAAACATCTGATTAAGCATAGACCGCAGCCATTTCAGCAGCTTTTTGAACATCCAGTCACCTCCAATCTGCCCAGCGGAATTCGCGTGCTAACACGGTATAGCAGAAGTACCGCATAGCATCCATAGCATGGTCGTTTTCTTTGATTACCGTATCATCGTTTTTATCGTCGTCCCAGCGATACAGGCCAAACTCTCGAATCGTATCTTTGCATGACTCATGAAATTGCAGCATGCCCGCATGCAGGAAGGAAGAAGTAACGCGGATGCCGTCAAGCACATTGTTATCTGCTTCCCAAACTCTGAATTTTCCGTGCCGCCGAATGCACTCAATGAAGCTGGCAGCCGATGGGTCAACAATCACTTTGCGGATGTAATAGCCATCCGTCAGCTTTTCGAGTTCTGCGTAATATTCTTCATCCGTTTTTTGACTGCCAACCTTGCGGCTGTCATAGTAATACTCATGTACCATGGTTGCTTTATGGTCTTGCACACACCACAACTGCATAGCTGTAGGGTTTGCAGTACCATAGTCCATACTGACAAACCATTGACCGTCAATGCCAGCAAGCGATTCATGCCGAATAAAAGAATTCGGGGAGTCGGTGAACATGGGATAAACACGGCCTTCTGCAACTACCCACAGCCCACGAATATACCGGTCATAAAAAACGCCGGTATAGCTGCTATAATACTCTTGCTTCTTTTCCTCGCTCAATGACGGGTTATCGTCCAACAAAAAATGCAAATGCAGGGCATTATGCTTTTCTGGTTTCAATATCCAGTTTTGATAAAACCAGTGCTGTGGCCCCTCCGGGTTGCAGTTGAACCAATACTTTGAGTCATCCACAGAACAGCGGGCAAGCGCCTGATTAACGAATGACTCCGGCATTAATGCAACCTCATCCAGCAGCACACCCGCCAGCGTGATGCCCTGAATCAGCTGATAGCTAGATTCGTCTTTGCCACCAAAAATGTAAAACAGGTTTGTTTTATCCCCACGTGAAACAGTCAGAACATGGTTTGCAAAGTGTATTTTGAAATGCTGCTGCAAATATCTAATACCCATCAATGGGCGGATAATATTGCGTTCTGCTGAAACAACGGTTTTGCCGCAGATACCAAAATTCTGGCCGCTGAAATTGCCCATTGCCCAAAGCACAAACGATAGTGACATAATGCATGTTTTGCCAGCACGGACAGCGCCGTCACAAATCAACGAGGAAAATCCAGAGTAGGGGAAAGTGAGTATTTGACGCTGCTTTTCTGAAAAACTCATTTCTTCTCGAACTCCTCTTTCAGAGATTTTGTAATCGGGTCGTCCTCAACGCTGGTCTGCTGGCTATCTGAAGCAGAATCAAACATCTTGTAACGCTTTGCAAGCAGTTCAGCAGCTTTCAGTCGGTCTTTTGCACTTACCTGCATTTCGTCAACGACTTGCTCTCCCTTGCCAACACCACGAAGTACTTGCTCTTTGCATCCACGCAACACAGCGGACAAGTATTCCATGACTTCCTGTGCATCCGCAGTCTTTTCGTTGTGCAGCTTTTCGAGCCCGGCAGAGATATAAGCCTTTACGTTAGCATTCGTTAATAAGCGGCTTGCACTGACTTTTGCGGTCTCGTCGCTCTTAATTGCTGGATAAGCAGCTTTGTATGCTCGTGTCCCGTTGCAGTCAATCAGGTATTCATCACAGAACCTCTTTTGCTTTTCTGTCACTTAGAACCACCACCCGGCGGCTGTCCAATCTGCAGCAAACTATCACGCAGTTCCCGCTGCATTCGTTCCAAATCCGCAGTGTCCTGCAACGTTGGCCGCGGCTTCGCTTTGAGGTCTGATATGGAATTGTAAAGGGTCTTGCGATATGTTACTGTGTCCATGGTATCAGTCCTTTTTTTGATATAAAAATAGCAGCCCGGTTAAAGGCTGCTGAACGTCCTGCACTGGGACACATCGTTGAGAGGTGCGGCAGGCCCTATTCATAAGTAATTTTAAACTGGTTGAAATCGACCAGTTTAATAATTTTGCAGAGTAGCGACAGACACGCATTTGTTTTCCCACTTCTTGTAAGCGTCAAGATAAATCTCGTTCTTGTCGCCGTTGTAAGTGAGTTCGTAATACATTCCGTCGCTTGCCGTTGTACTCAGCAGTGCCTTGCTGTTCTGCAGCGTTTTGCACATCCAAACACAAAATACATCGTCTTTTGTGATTTCTTTTTTGTCTGTCTTGTCAAAATGCTCGTTGGCATAGTCAGAAACAATTTGCTTTGACAAATCAATAAATTGTGCGGTATCCATTTCGTACCTCCCATGATAATAATTTTGGCGAAGCATCACAGTTGCGAACTGTCAAGCACATCCTACTGGATTGCCATGCTCCATGTAAAAAGTTGTCCGGCAAGGATTTGAATTATTGTCACCTTGCATGAATCAGTTTCGCAAGTGCCTGCTCTATTTCAGCGACGACTCCCAATTCTCTTGCTATCGAATGTCTACAAGCTTTTCCATCACAGACAACTTTTAGGTGCACAGTGCAGGACTCGAACCTGCTTCTCCCAAAAAGGCGAGTTACCCTTACTACTCGAACTGTGCATATGTAACGGGCGTTAACGCCCGTTGCCGTCTAATTCCGGCTGCCA